CGAAGCACGCAGAACTAATGGCAAGAAGGTCTACGACATCAGCTACACCGCTGTGGAAGAGTCGGGTGGGTTTAACAGCAACTTTGGGAGCGACTGATGAGTAAAGACAAACAAAAAGAATTGTTTTTAGATTGTGAAGACGAATGGGATGGCATGCCAGAGTTTGAACAACAAGATTTAAGACCGTGGCATCAGGTTAACGTGCGGTTTAGAAATCAAGAAGACTTTGACAAGTTCAAAGCTCTGATGGAACAAGAAATTACGCCAAAACAAAAAACCTTGTGGTTTCCACATGCACCTTTCCGCAGAGCTTCTAAATACAAATACATTGATGATGAATCCTAACTACCCTATATACATTGTTTCTAAAGGAAGATGGAAAACAAGACACACAAGCAAAGCCTTAGAGTCGATGTCTGTTCCTTATTATATTGTTGTTGAAGAACAGGAATACGATAATTATGCATCCGTTATAGACGCAAAAAGAGTGTTGGTTTTGCCTAACCATTACTTAAATGAATATAACACTTGTGACGATATTGGTGACAAGAAAAGTAAAGGACCGGGAGCTGCTAGAAACTTTTGTTGGGATCATTCTATAAATTTGGGGGCTATAAGACATTGGGTAATGGATGACAACATAGCTAGTTTTAACAGGCTTAACCAAAACTTAATGTGTAAAGTTACTAGCGGCACCATATTAAAAGCTGCTGAAGATTTTGTTGATAGATATGAAAATGTTTATCTGGCTGGCTTAAACTACGATTTTTTTGCTAAAGCTAAAGAGCCTTTACCGCCTTTTGTTAAAAACACACGCATTTATTCAATACTATTAATACAAAACAACATACCTTACCGCTGGAGAGGTAGGTACAACGAAGACACAGACCTGTCATTGAGAGTTTTGAAAGATGGTCATTGCACGGTTCAGTTTAATGCTTTTCTGCAAGAGAAGAACACGACACAGAAGGTGAAGGGTGGCAACACCGAAGAGTTCTACGGCAAAGAAGGCACTTTGCCTAAGTCAGAAATGATACAGGCATTGCACCCTGATGTAGCAAAAGTGGTGTGGAGATTTAACAGATGGCATCACCACGTTAACTACAGACCATTTAAGAATAACCGATTGATTAAGAAAAAGGGGCTAGATATTACTATAGGGTGTAACAATTACGGCATGAGGTTAATAGAAGCATGAATTTATACAAACATGAATATATGGGACAAGGCACCGATGAATAACCAGACCATAAAGGAGTGGCTTACTGTGTGGTTTTACATATCCATAGCAGCCATCGGCTTGTTCACACTCGCAGTCCTCATGCCGTTCCTCGTTGCTTATCGTTTGGTCAGGCATTTACAAGAAAAGAGGTTGTATGACAACAAATGGGAGAAGAAATGAACTGTTATAACTGTAATACAAAACTTATATGGGGCGGAGACGATGACAGCGAAGCTGAAGAGTGGTTTATCATTACAAATCTGAGTTGCCCCAAGTGTGAAGCGTTTGTTACGGTGCATCACAAGTCATGACGAATAAGAAGGCAGTACAGACGCTTTACGTTCACGCTGGGTTGGTCGTAAGACCTGAGACTGACGAGTCCTTAGCGGAGTTGAAAGCGGTGTTGAATAAGCATGGCATCAGGGCTAGTTTGAGGGTCAGCTATGACAATAGATAGATCGGCAGCCAAGGAGGCTGTAAGCGATGTAGCCATCGGCTTCTTCATGGCGTTTCCGATAGCAATCCTCGTGTTGTCTACCACCACTTGGATGGAACTCAGCGTGCCAGTCACGGCAGTAGTGCAAACTTTGGTGTTCACTTTGGTAGGGTTAGTACGCAAATATTTCGTTAGGGTACACTTCAAGGGGCGAGACGAGGTGTGCGAAGATGTATAACAATGTGCGAAAGTATGCAGAGATGTGCTGTGACAGGGTGTCAAAGAGGGTGAGGAAGGGTAGCTGTACACTGTTGGTCACCCTGTCAATTTTTCCTTTGTTTATAAGGCTTTCCTTCTCTTATAGGTTAGTAGTGTAGTATATATATATATAAATATTAATAGATGAGTATAACGTATAAAACGATGGTTTATAGAGAGAACACTACAGGAAGTGTTTGGGAGCTGTACACTACCCTTGGTACACTGTTGTCATGAGTTTACTAAAATCAATACTGCTGAGAACCGATGACGAGGACTACGAAATTACCACTCACTTTGTGGTTGCTAACACTTTCATGGGAGTGGAGCGAAAGCTCAAAGGTAAGAACATAATAACAATAATCAAGACAGACGAGGGTGAGTTCATTGCCTTGGTCGAGGAGTAGACATGGCTGGACGACCTAGGAAACCGAAGGAACAAATCGTGAGTGCTCCGACTCAATTTGAGAAAGACAACGAGTTTGGTTTGACTGAGATGCAGTCGTCATTCGTGTGGCATTACACCGAAGGTGCTTGCAGCCAGACTGAAGCAGCTCGGAAAGCTGGCTTCGAGTTCCCAGCTGTCAGTGCCAACAAACTGCTCAGTGGTACGCATCACCCAAAGGTAGTCAAAGCCATCAGGATCAAACAGGATGAGCTGGCTGAGAAGTACGCCATCACACCACAGAAGACTGGCACAATGTTGTGGAAGATCATGGAGCAAGCGTATGAAAGTGGACAGCTTAACGCTGCGGTTTCTGCTATCAAGGAGCTCAATCAGTTGGGAGGATTGTCCATCAATCGCTCGCAGAACATCAACATCAACGCCAACCTTGACCGCATGAGTAAGGAGGATATCAAGGAGAGACTGGGCAAGTTGCTCGGAGCAGAAGCCTCGGATTACTCACCGAAGGATAAGTGAATAGTTAACTAAGTAATGGAGTGCTCTTCCGCTGAGAGCTCAAAAATCCAGAGAAATTCATTTTTTTCCAAAAAGTCTAATAGAATCAATAGCTTACGAGTGTATGCTAACATGCAAATCTTTGCATGATTGTGCAAACTTGTGTTCAGAGGGCTAACACCTCTGCATTTCTGGTTCTCTCCAGCCCTCAAAGGAACCCTATGGACTGGGTTTTTAGGGTAGCCAGAACCAATTAATTGACCCCGACACCCCAATATATATATATTGGTACAGGCGAGTGTTTATAATTAAGTTAGGTGCACTGAATCACCAAAAAATCTCATTGCACTTTTAAAGTGCTATACTTTGCACACGACCACATTCGTGCTAAAAAAAAATTTTTCAAAAAAAAATATGAAAATTAATTACCAACAAAATGTAGGGCAACTTTTAGAATGAAAGATCAAATTAATATTTGTTTGCCGTTACAAATTTACTATTCAAAAAATAAAAAATTTATTTTAAATTTGAACAACTACAGAAACGCCTACTTCAGAATCCTGTCTATTGCAAAAAAAAATTACACCGAGGAGCTACTACCTGAGTTGCAAGACTTACCTGAATTCACCGAACCAGTGACCTTGACCTACACCTACTACGCCAAAACCAAAAGGCGTATCGACATAAGCAACCCTTGCTCAATCATAGACAAGTTTGCCTGTGACGCTTTGGTGAAAGCTGGAGTTCTGAAAGACGACAGCTTTGAACAGGTCAACCAAGTGATTTACAAATTTGGTGGTTTCGACAAAGAGAACCCCAGGTGCGAGCTGGTAGTGTCTACATAGACAACTTGGTTTACTAACACACGCTTGCACTGATACAATCGTTTCATGGCTGGAATTGAAGACTTAAACATACCGAACAAACCAAACACCTTGGGTGATCTTAAGTTCACAGAACAAAAAACTGACTTCAGCGGTTTACAAAACAATTTACTGCAAGGGATGCCGTTGTTTGATGCCATAAAAGAATTTGGTCTTAACAAGGCACTCAACCTGTCTGGTTTAGACGTAGGCATACAAAACGACATAAAGAACAATTTACCAACCGATGAAATAGCAGCCAACTTTGCTTTGCCAAGATTGTTGGATGGCTTGCCAATACCTGATTTATTAAAAAATTCTTTGATTGGAGGGTTAAGAAACGAAACACCTGAATACAACATCTCAAGATCGATGCCTCTTAGGGACAGCGGCAGACTAGGGTTCGATGCAACTCTTGGTGCTGATTCTAGTGCAAACTTAAACTACAGCATCCCAGAGATGCCTATAGCCAATAACACCAACTTTAGGATGGGAGCCAATGTAAATGAGCGTGGCAGAGCCACTGGCGACCTAGGGGTTCGATACCAGCCAAACCGCAACACGTTTGTTGATGCTGGTGTACGGTTAGATTCACAAGGCTCTCCAGAGACAGTAATAAAATTTGGCAAGAAATTTGCTAACGGTGGAGTTGTCACGGATATAGACATCTTTTCTTAATATGACACTCAGCAACACAACAGAACGTCAAACGCACAACAAAGTTAATTGTTACCAAGGTTGGTTCTGGAACAGCGACAAACAGATTTTGGAAAGATGGAGTAACGCAACGGTTTAAACAATATGTCACTTAGGGATTTACTGGAACAACAGATACAGCAAAAGATGATGCAAGATCAGATCGACAGAGATGTGGCTGTACAGTTCACGCCATCTGCTGGTCAAGTAGCTAATGTAACAGGCATGTTGGTACCGGGAGCTGGTATCAAA